AAACAACATGGCTAAGAAAATTAGTACAAAGGTGAATTATCAGGTAACAGAATTAGTAAACAACTTAAACGAAGCGGCAACGACTCAAAGTGAACAAAAGAGAGATTTCTTTACCACTAAGGCGTTATACAATGCTAAAAGATTATCGTCAATTTTATCTACTGCTAAGGTAGGTGCAATGACTTTAATTCTTGCGATTAGTATGGTAGCTTGTGGTGAGGCTGAAGTTAAATCAACTGAAGCATCTGCTCCAGTAAGTGCAGATACAACTGCAACTGCTCCAGTAGCTGATACTGCAACTGCAGTAAAATAATTAATACGGGCATAGGGCTCGTATCAATGAAGCGGTGAAGGTGTAATGGTATCCACACGGACGTAAAAGCCCGCGGGTAGCACGATAGTCTTCCAGATTATAAGAGTTAGTTCAATTCTAGCTCACCGCTCTATATCAAAAGCATATTGGTTACTTTACAAATGGTTATTCTCCGATTTACTTTACAAAGAAAGCTTTGATAGTTAACAAAGTGGCATCCCAATAGTGCCACTTTTTTTATAACCAAAATAATAGGATGATTTACTTAAACACAAAGATTGAAAGTTTAGAGAGAAAGCATGCCGTATCAATATCAAATATGGCATTGCGATGGTGCCGGAAGCATATGGGTACAAATAAAAGAAAGAAGTATCAACCAATATGGTCAGTACGCATAGGGTGGGATAGTGATTGTGGTGAATATGATGCAACGGATAATGAAGTACATATATACTATAACAATTGCTACGATGTAAGAGAGCTGATAGGTACTTGCATACACGAATGGACACACCAACTGCAACCGATATTAACAAAGTACGATAAGTACCCAGGCTCATATAGTAGAAACCCATATGAGAGGCAAGCAAGACGAAACGAAGATAAATATTTAAGACCGTGCTGGTCACACATAAAACAAAAAGCAAAATGGATTACGCAATACACAAACTTAAACAAGACGAGGTAGTATTAATGAAGAAGATTAAATCATTGCAAGATGGCAAACCTAAATGGGCTGCAGCAGAGCAGTTAGATGAGATACGGTCCGCAATAGCTTTGCTTGAACGATACAATGATATATCGGAGCAGGACATAGAGAATGAAGATGAATATTTAAAACAAATATTTGAATTGCAGCCGGCAAAAGCAAAAGCATAGTCGGACAATCTTAATAGAAATAAATTCAGTTCAAATCATAAAGTATATAGTAGTATGAATAGTAATAGTATAATAGATAGTATAGACATAGAGAAGTATAATAGTATAGAGAAGGAGAGAGAGAAGTTAATGGGTGATAAGAAATTTATTGCATGGTTAAAGAAGTATAAGATAGGTAGCAGAGTAGAAGTGAAAGATTATCGAGCTACTGAACTTATGCAACAATATACTAACTATCCTAAGTGGGTAGCACGTATATTTTAAAAAGAATATGGTTTGTTTGATTCATAGGTTCGTTTATTTATTTTAATTACAAAGAGCTCCCGTAAGGGATGACCCGATAGCAGGTAAAAGAGCTGTCGGGTTCTTTGTGCTCATTATTGCCGCACCGAGTTTCATGTAACTAAGAAAGCAGACGCAATTATAAATCGGGTCGGATACGTTTAAATACCGGGGTCAATTTTTTTGTGTATAGGAGCAATTTTGATATGATGTATGATATACACAAAGTGAAATTAAGTGGTTTTCTTTTACCTAAGTGATACTTATTTATACGATATCGGAATTAGTTGACTTATTTTTTAACCAAACTAAATTAAATATGGAAGTATTAGATTTCGTTTTACACTATCCGTTTTGGGTAGGTGTATTAGTAGGGTGGAAAGTATTACCTTACGCAATCACTTTTTTCAAAAGGTTTATTAAATTATAAACTGAGACCCTCTACTTAAAACGTAGGGGGTTTTTTATTTGTTTTTGAGATATTTATTAGTATGAAATCAAATAAGAAAATAAGACTAAAAGAATTATTGTTAAAGGTATGTGAGGGCAAGTGTGAAAGATTACCAAATGAAACAGATGAGGACTTTATTAGTAGATGTGGTAATGATATGTTTAATCAAAATTACTTTGATGTATACAAACAAAAGGTAGGTACTTTTAAGAATCGAAATTTAATGAAATAATGTTAGACGAAGAAATATATCAGGACGTAAGTAAAGAATTCGGCACAAGTGTCGGTGTAGCACATATCATAGGGTATAAGACAAAGGAAGAACATATTGAAGAAAGAACTACCGAATCATATAAACACTTAACAAATAGTTTAGACATCAACGATATAGTAGCAGATGCGATATACGAAGATTTATATGAGGAGTTACAAAAGAAGTTATACGAATTAAACAAAAAGAAAAGAAGGGGAACTAAAGAGATTACAATTTATAAAAGAGCTTGGAAAGAAATAATTTAAATGGCAAAAAGGAAATTAGAAAAGAACCCACAAAGATATATTAAAGGGCCGATGGGATGGGAAGTTACCGCATCACCAGATGATAAGCAGGCTGTTCCTCCTTATATGATATCGGGCATTGTACCTTTCGGCCAAAAACCAACTGCTACAAAGTTATTAGATGACACCGGTGCATTGGTTGTAGAGTTAGAAGATGAATACCTTATATCAAAACGTATTAGTTTAGATTTGAGAGACTCCGGAGAAACCAATCCACATTTTACATATAGGCATAATGGTGAAGTAAGAATACCTCAATTAGATGAATCAGGTTCTATTATGGGTTATTCAATTACTCCAATAGGTAAGACCATCCCAATCATCAGGGTAGACATAGACGCATTAAATAAAAAGGTAGAAGAAGAATCCATACCACTTGCAAAAGCAGGAGTAGCGGACGTTGTATTCATATCAGAGGATTCAAACAAACTATTAGCACAAATTAACTTTACTTTATCCCCTTCAGCGGTTAGAGAAATGGATGAGTATAGGTTGTATGATTTAAACCTTAACGATGATGTATATAGTATAAATGCTCCACCGATTGAGGCGTTAGATGAGAATGCAAAGATAGACGAAGATAAACTATCCAAAAACTTAGAAGAGATAGATAGAAGACTACAAGCCCTAAACAAAGACTTTAATATGATTAAGCAGGTTTACTTTAATGGCAAGACTCCTATGGGTACTATAAAGGATAAGACTACTGGTAAGATGTTAGAAGGTGTAACAACTACTACAAGTGTCACTGCTGATTCTAATTCATCTAAGTCCGAAGATACCACTCCACAACGTATCATAGAAGAATCTAAAATAATTAACACACCAAAAAATACAAAGGGTGGCCTGTTCGGCTTCTTAGGGAAAAGCAGAGAAGGAGTTGATACTAATAAGAAAGAGATTGCAGGATTGGCGAATAGATTAAACGCATTAGAAGAATAAAACTATCAATAGGAGGTATGTTCTAAAAATTTTCTTAAAACCGACCCATTTCCCCCTACCCCCCTATATATATTTTTGGTAAATTGAAAAACTTTTACTATATTTGAGATTATGAATACTAAGTTAGATAATATTATTAACCCATCGGAACAAGTCACAAAGACCGAAGGTAGGATTAAATCACAAATAGAATCTGGTGTAGAAGTATTTGATGTTAAAGTAGACCTTCTACAATACATGCGTCAAACGGAGAGAATACGACACTCAAAGATTAAAGTAGAACATAAGTTTCATTTTGAAGATATTGAAGAACAAGATTGTTTATTAATGCAAGTTCCCAATATCAATGAATCGGGATACTATTCTGGTATAGTAGGTTTAAAGACCTATATAGATAAGTTCCATCCAGATTTAAGAGTTGCAATCATTGACCCTGTTATAGACTATTTCTTTTTAAACCCTCCTGATAAGAGTAGTGATTTCTTTAATCATTTTAATACTTACTCTCGTCAAGGTGAATACCATATACTATATAAGTACAAAGAGATATTGGATATCGCATATGGTTTTGTTGGTAGATACATTGAGAAAGCAAACCCTGCATTTTTAGGATTTAGTGTTATAGATGGTAACATAGATGCCACACTTGCTATTGCACGATTAATAAAAGAAAAATATCCTCACATTAAAATACTAATGGGTGGTAATGGTATAGAAGTGTTAGACTTTGGTAAATTACCCAATACACAATATAAGACAAAAGAATATACTTTTATCGATGCGTTTAGTAGAGGTGATGGTGAAATGACATTAGTAGAAATACTTAAATCCGATTGGAGTGAACAATCCTTAATGAATATAAAAGGTTTAGTGTGGAATTGTAATGGTGTATTCATACATAATAAGACACGACCTAATATTGATATGGATTCTTTACCTTTCCCAGACTATTCATCGTTAGAAGATAATTACTACTATAAATCAACATACCAATATAACGTACCTTTGGTAATGAGTAGAGGATGTCCTTATAGATGTTCTTTTTGTTCAGTACCTGATTTTATACCTGAGTTCCGTTATCGTACAATTGATAATGTAATTGAGGAAATAGAACATTGGGTTGCAAAAGGTCAAACAAATTTCTTTTGTCACGATTCTATCATTAATGGTAGTCCAAAATGGATTAAAGCATTTTGTGAAAAAATTATCGAAAAAGGATTAAAGATTACATGGGGTGGTAATATGAGACTACAAGCTCCAATGAGAGATTTGGAAACTATGAGATTATATCGTAAGGCCGGCTTGATGAAAATGATTACTGGCTTTGAGTCTGCATCCGAACCTGTCCTTCGACATATGAAGAAATATACCGATACACAAGGTGTAAGAGAAATATTTGAAAATGTTCGTACCATTAATAGTGAGAACGAATGGCCGATGCAATTTGCAATGCAGTTGATTATTGGTTATCTAAACGAAGGTGAAGATGATTTTCAAAAAACATTGGACTTTGTTGAAGAATTTCACGATTGTATGGCAGAAATCTTAACTTGTTCAGCATTCTTAATTCACCAACCTTTACTAATACGTTGGAGAGATGAGGAAAAACAATGGATTGAATATCATAACGGAGTAAACTTTTCAACAAAATGGAATACTCCTTTGGATAGATTGGATAGATTAGAACGTTCGGAAAAATTATTTAAAGAAATTGGTATACCTTATTCAATCTATAATAGAGGATTATATTTAGAGTTAAAAGAAAAATTAGTTATTGAAGAAAATCAAAAAGCATCGGAAAAAAGAAAACAAGAAGATGAAGCATTTTTCAAATTATATCCTGATTTAAAATTATTATAATATGAAATTAAAGATACTAACCGAAAAAAGGGTAAAATGGATGGAGCATGTAGGTGTAGCAATGAGAGTTATTGCATTTGGTACTCTTTCTATTATGGGACCTGATACACCATTTCTTGCAATGTGGATATGGAATACAATAGACGCAGTTATTCTTACTTATGCTGCATGGGAAAGAGATAATAAAGCATATCTTATTTTAAATATTTTCTGGATGATTGTCGGATTTGTTGGAATTTATACATCAATTTTTGGAAATGGACTCTCCCACTAAAAGTATAAAGGATATTATAACCATTATAATACTCATTCCTGTCATTTTACTTACTACCTGTGGTGCTACAATCTATTGGGTGTGTAAGTTTCCGTTTTGGTATATAGAGAGGAAAAAATGGTATAGAAAGAGTAAATAAAGGTATATGGTATTAAAACGATTTACATATAAAAATGGATTAGATATAATAGCACCTTTAAAATGTGGCACCCGTTGGTTAGAAGAAAAAACAAATCCAATTAAAATGCAAGAATTCAATAATGTAAATCTTATGCAGAATCCGATGACCGGAGTTACAAATAAAACTTATTGGATATATAGAGATGGTAAAGACCATTTAGTAAGTGCATTGAGAACTGAAATCAGAGATGCAATCGAGTTTCGTAAAGAAAATACAAATTCAATAATAGATGAGTTTATAAATGGAATAGGTACACATTGGTCTCCTGAATTATATAAATGTATGTATTCATATTGGAATCGTGTAGAATTGAATCCAATACATTTAAACGATTTGTCAAATTTATTTATTGGAATAGAATATGATTCAAAAAATTATGATATGCACCACTATGATAAAACTAAACATACAAAAGAGGATATTGTTAAATTAGTTGGTTCTATCAAAATGAATGAATTATATAAACTATTAGATAAGGATATTATTTGGTTGGATAAAATATTCAATAAAGAACACACTTTAATTTAATTTAAACGATGGATATAGGAATTTATTGTGGAAAATGGATACTACCCGCTAAAAATGGCACCCGTTATTTAGATAAAATTTTTAATGCAAAATCACAAGGTAATTCAAACGACTTATTAAATAATGTTTCAAAGGGGAAACGGGTTAAAAACAAATGTGTTATACAATCTCACGAATTATATATGTTAAGTGAAACCAATGTTACTCACCTTTTTATAAGAGAACCAACAACTCAATTACAATCTGCACTATATACGGATTTGTGGGGGCATCTAACTATCGAAGAAAGAAAGTTAGGATTAACAAATGAAAATATTAGAATAGTAGAATTACTTAACTCATACACAGTATTTGGTACAGGTCATTGGTGTTATAATTTATATCAATCTTTATATTGGTTATTAAAAGCTAAACCTGATATAAAAATATTACCCCTTTCCGAATTGACACCATTTATGGAATCTTTAGGATATTATGAAAAATATAATCCGAATGACTATAATTTTAAAAATCCAACTGGTGATGATGTATCAATGGACATTATAAATGTAACTCGTATTGATTTATTTAGATGGTTATCGAAAAACTATCCAAAACAAATTAATAATATTGTTACATTATTAATGACCGAAATTTCCTATTATAATAAAATAATCAATAAAGATTTTGAGGATGAGTTACCCAAAGTAAAAAAACTTATAAAAAAATTTAAAATTATTTAATTTGGTAATGTAAAATATTTATTGTATATTTGATTAAAATAGATTATAATCATATTTATAAGGGAATATAAATAACAAAACAATATGAGAGCAGTTCTAACAGGTACAGACCTTTTAAAAGATATCGATGGTTCGTTCAAGGCCATTGAAACTAATACAAATATACAAACAGCTGTCGATGCAAATATATATTTTAATCAAAATGATTTTAATACTCTTATTTCTTCATCGGTAATAAACGAAATAGTTTTAATTTCAAAATCAGAATTAAATTTAATTGTAACCGATGTTGAGTTAAATCAAAATAATGAAATTATTTCATATACAGGAATGGAAGACCTTTCTGTATTTCTAAAAAAATATTGTCAAACTAAAAGTATAACGTTTACACCAATTATTGTTGATAAAAACGCCGTTACCATTCCGTTTGTAGAAGATACTGATAATAAGTTGATTATTAGAATTGCATATGATACCACCGCAATCATTGATGATATATATGCAAAAGACAATTGGGAATTTCTTAAATTAATGTACGATACCGATGTGAATTCAATACCAAAAACATATATAAACGATGAAGAATTGGGGTTTGATTCTATTGGTACAACAATTAGAGACAATGGTGGCCACCCCAATTTTTTAGTTAAAAAAAGATTTACTCCTGCAGATAATAGAACATTTCCAAAAGTATTAAAAATAAATACAATTGAAGAATTGGAAACAGTAAAAACATCATTAGATAGTGAAGAATATTTACAAGAATACATTTATAACCCAAATGATTTAATAGATAATAGAGTAAAATTTTATAGAAGTGTTGATTTAATATATGGTTCAAATTTAGATATTTTAAATCTATGGTGTGTAGAACATGGAAATTCTTTTGAAATTGATTCAACCTGTGATTATGATGATAATAACATGGTGCAATATTGGGAAAGGCCTAAATATATTTATAAATTTATTAATTCAGGTGACAAAGACCCACACTTATCAGGGGATGAAAACACAATTGTATTATTAGAAGATAACACAAAAATTAACCTGTCTGCATTAGAAACTAATTCAGTAATTAAAACGATTGCAATACCAAATTTACCAATAAATGAATTAGATTATTCATTAAGTGAATGGTCATCATCGTATACCGATTTTATAAACAATTATCAAACCGATACTGCAACTTTAAAAAGTAAACATTTACAAGAAAATTGGATTGGATTTTTTATTGAGATAGAGACAACCGATGGGATTAAATTTTCCGATGTGAGTCAAGCTACAATATTGTGTAAAGTTTTAGAATCCGGTTCAATGGATAATTATATAGTAAAATTTAAATTATATACCGATATAAAAACAAACGATATTTTATTATTGTTTGATACCGAAACATCAACATTTGCCGACAAAATTATTGATAATATTAAAATATCATATAATATGGTAGATGTGTATAGAACGGATTTTGAACAGATAGATATTTTCTTAACTATGGAAGAATCTGAAAATTCAAGATGGGGTATAATGACACATAATTACGATTTTGATTGTAGAGAAATAGGGTATTTTCCCTATTGTTATGATTGTGGTAGTGGTAATCAATCATGGCATGGAGTTACTGGATGTTGTAGATGTGCTTCTTGGTATGGAGGGTGTAGTTCTATTGGAACTGCCACTTGTTATGATGTTGATGCAAATTTTTCAAGAGTTTGTGACTATTATGCTTATTGTAATGCAAATAAATCCGACAAAAGATTAAAGAAAAAAATTAAACATACTAAAACGTTAGAAAATGGAATAAAACTTTACACTTTTGAATTCAAAGAACATTTTATTAAAAAAACAATATCACTATATAACGAAGATATGAGTGGTATTTGGGAAGGTGTTATGGCTCAAGATTTAATAGGAACACCATATGATATGTACGTTAAATTAGAAGAAGATGGTTATTATTCGGTAGATTATAAAGGGTTAGGAATTAAATTAAATAAAATAAAATAATAAAATGGCAACAGAAATAAATAAAAACAAAAAGTGGTCAAATCCAGATGATGTAAAAAAAAGAAGAAAAAAAAATATTAATGAAACCACCATTAGTAATATTAAATCTATTATGAATTTGTTTATAGGAGCAATAAAAACCAAACATACTTAAAATCGTTGAATAAAAATGTTACAGAAATTTAAAGAAATAGCTAGTGCGTGGATAATTGCTCACAATCCAACAAACGACCAAAAAATATTAGCAGAAAATAGATTTATTATTTGTGATAATTGTCCTTCTAAAAAAGTTTTTTCGGATAAAATTAAAATTTCAATATTATGTAATGAATGTGGGTGCCCAATATCTAAAAAAATATTTTCACCAGAATTCAACCCATGTCCATTAAAAAAATGGGAAAATGTTGATAAAACTTTTTACGGAAACACACAAAAAAAATCTAAAACTTTTTTGTAATGTTACATAAAATATATGTACACCATTATTATACAAAATCATTATTTTATAAATTAGCACATAACACCAAAGATAGAATATATAATATTCAAAATGAAAGAGGTAGTGTTAAATGTTCATTCAACAATATTGAATTAGAGTTCATATTTGAACCAGAAATAAATGATAATGAAGATGGTTATCATTTATTAGATTTTCTTACAATACTTTATCAATTAAATAAAGACGTAAAATTTAATTCAATTGATTGTTTTAATAAAAAACAAGGTGAAGATGCCCATAGAGGAAAGTGGGGTGCAGAGTTTGGTGTTAACGATGTACCACTAATGAAGTGGATATCCGATACATTAAAAGATAAAAAAGATTGGTTAGTATGTTTATTCAGAACTGAAAAATCTTTTATTAAATACGATGGTATACAATATTTTCCAATTTCAGATTTAGAAACTCAAATAGATAGATTAAAAAATCATAAAATAATAAGTGATAATTGTTTTATAAATGATATTATTGAAGAAAAATACACAAATCATTTTTTTGCATTAACCAACACAATACATGAGTGGAATGATTTATTATCCATTCGTTGGTATTATGAATTTAAAAATATATTTGAAAAATTAAATCAACCATATGATTTATGTTTTTCAATGAGATACCACAAAAGAAATAGAACGGCAATAATAAATGGTTTAGCCAATTTAAATAATTCAAAAATTTATTTATCAAGAGTAGATAATTGTATAAATAATGAATATTCATTATATGGTAAAACAATTAAAAATAATAATATAAATTTTAATATAACAAATGGTAATGATTTTAATGATATAAGTTGGATTGAAAATATTGAACATTATTTAGATTATCTAATGAGAATTTTACCACAAGCCAAAATGCATGTTTTATCGGAAACATGGGATTGGGTGCCAGGAAATTTAACATCTAATTATTTATCGGAAAAAACATATGGTTTAATATTAGCAAATATCCCATTCATATCAACACACACATATCCATTGGATATTTTACAAAAAATATTAGGTGTTGAAAAACATCCATTTTATGAAGAATCTAAAAATTCTATTAATAATCCAATCAAATTTGTAGAATTTATAAAAAACTTTATGAAAAATTTTGAAATTAACAATAATTTGTGTATATTATGGACAAATAAATGCCACACATTATTAATAGAAAAAATTAATAATGAAAATTCATTATTAAATATGATTCTTAATAACTTTGAAAAAAATGAATTTAAACCAATATCAAAAAAACTAATATAATGTTTGTTATAGAAAATGAATTAATATTTGTATCAGTACCTAAAAATGCTAGTATGGCCGTACATTATGCATTAGAAGAATCTACAATTAATTTTGAACCTGCATTTAATTATAGTGAACTTATTACAAAAATCAATTCCCATTCACCAAATTTTATACATCAATTTTCAAATAAAAATCATAAAATAAAAATACACATGCATTATACTACTGCAGATATGTATTCAATGTTAAACAAAAAATTACCAACAATTTTTATAAAAAGAGACTATTCAGAAAGATTCATAAGTGCACTAAATTATATTTTTAATTTTAGATTACCACTTGCATATCCAGAATTAAAAAACATATTACATAATATTGACAACGATTGGATTTATAAAAATATAAATAAAGACGATATAACAAATATAAAAATATTTAACCCAAGTGAAGATAAAATTTATATAGATGGTAAAATAGACTCACCACAAGATTTAGTACATAGAAATATAATAAATTCATTAAATAAGTTTTTAAAAAATAAAATAAAATTAAAAAATACAATGGTACAAATTAATGAACCATTTCCAAAAAATAAACACATTAATTTTAAAATGTTAGATTCACAAGAAATATGGAAAAGCGGCCACAACCCGAAACATATTTTTGATATAAAAGAATTAAATAAATTAGAAGAATTTATAGAAAATAAATACGAAAAAGAATTTAAAATAAAAAATATAAACACATCCGCCGACATCGATATTAGAACAAATTTTGTTAATGATACTAAATTAAGAAACTGGGTTTGGGATAATTTTGAAAAACATCATTTTATAAAAAGAATATTTTAAATATATGAAATATAAAAAAAATTATTTTAGTAAAACAGAATGTAAAAAAATTATTAATCTTCATAAAACCTATAAAAATTTTGGTTTTAATTTTGATTGGTATAAAAATACATACGATGAGAATAATAGAAGGGAAGGGGGAACAAGTAAATTCCACGCATATTTAATTCCAAACTCACCACATACAAAGTGGTTATTTGATAGATTACAAATATTCTTAGAAGAAAGTACCGGCCTAAAATTTATAAAAAATATCGATTGGTGTCAATTATATAGATACGAAACCGGCGATGTATTTCAAAAACATATAGATTTGGCTGCACAATATCCAAAAAGAAGATATAACCTAGGTGTTAATTTAAATGAAAATTATGATGGTGGAGAATATTATTGTTGGCCAGGTGATGTAGAGGATGATAATGTAGAAATAATACCTAAAAACGCCGGTACGATATGTGTCTATCACTCTAGACAATTACATGAGATAAAAGAAATAACCAAAGGTATACGGTGGTCTCTAGTCATTAAAATAGAATCTGATTTTATAAATGAAAAAGTAAACATTATTTAATTATGGATAAAATTTATTATGACGATACCACATATATTTGGAAAACAAAGTTAAATTTTGCAAAACATAAAAAAAGTCTAATACAAATAGCAAAAAATTTAATGCAAAACCCAGACGGAAAAAAATGGGATGGATACGAATATAAATCTGAAACGGAAAATATTAATTTTATTGGTGATTTATTAATACAAAATACTTTTGATGATATAGTTCAAATGGGTATTAATTTATGTAAAGAATTGTGTAAAGAGACAAGTACACAATATAATAAATTAAATTATGAAGCATGGGTAAATGTTGTTCGTTCAAAAAAACCAAAGCAAAATGCATTTATTAATAATAAATTAAAAGATATAGACAAATACCATTCACATACAGAATTGAATGAAAAAAGAAAAATATTTATACCGATGTATACATTTGTATATTACATACAAATGCCAAATATTTTAGAAGGTGAAGACGGCGTATTATATTTTAAAGGAAATAATAATAAAGAATATTGGATATTACCCGAAGAAGATGATTTAATTATTATGCCTGGTTATATGCCCCATGCACCAAATAACGCTCCAAAATCAAAAATTGATAGGATTGTATTAGCGGGAAATATTGGGTTTGAATATTTAAAAATTAAAAAAAGTATAATATAATATGAAAAATCAAGAATTACTTAATAAGTTACATATCAATCCATCCGCAAAAAACGCACTAATAGAATCGTATAATAGTAGAGGATTTTTTAAAAGTTTTGAAATAAAACAACCGGTTAGATTTGACATAGATTACCCAATGCTTACACATTCATTTATTGACTGGTTTATCTCTTGGGATTTATCAAAATTAACTTATTTAGAAATAGGTTCAGGTGCAAGTACTGTTTATTTTCAAAAATATTTTAAAAATATAACATCCGTTGAACCAAGTATAAATTTTTATAATGATTTAAAATCTAAATTAAATAAAAATGTAGATTATAAAAATATTAGTAAATTAAAATTAGAAGATGGTGATTTTAATGTAAATAATTATTATGATTTTTGTTTAATAGATGACAATCTACATAGACATTCATTAGTATCAAATTTATTAAAAAAATCAAACTTTGCATATTTAATTTTTGATTCAACAGAAGAGTATCCAAATACTTGTGAATTTATTAGAGATAATGGTTATACAACACAAATAGATTTTTGGGGATTTAAAAATTCACATACTTGGGAAAGTTGTACATCTGTTTTTATAAATGACAATATCAAGTTAAGATTAAATAAAATAAACAGATATCCCGCACCATGTTCAGTAAAAGTATATGGTGATTTAGAAGAAGACTATGAAAAAATATCAACTAAATAAAGAAAATTATATTAAAGAAAAACAATTACATATCGAAATATTGGAATTGGATAATATACTTGCATTAGAATATTTCACACCTAATATCCAATTTTTAATAGATTCATTTAATAAAGAATATCAATGGGATGGTATGTTTGATATTGATGAAGTTAAGAATAGAATTAATAAAGGACATATTTTATTTATATTATACTATGATAATCAACCAATTGGATATGTTTGGTTTAAAGAGTTGGACAATACCACATGCTTTGGATATAATCTATATGTGACAAAACAGATAGAAAGACCAACAGATGCACCCAAATGGTTTTATAATAACGTAAGTGGAATCATATTAGAAAAATACAATACCATCAAAGTTGAAATTGAAGATTGGAATCGTGTTGTTTTTGAATTGATAGAAAGTATTGGATATAAAGAAATTTGGTAATGTCAAATATTTGTCGTATATTAGAGTATTATAAACAATTAAACTCTAAACAATGAAACAAAAGACAGAACAAGAATTGAAAGCAAATTATGACCGATTTATAGGTATAATTAAGAAGTATTTTACAGGAGAAAGATTGGAGAAATTACTCCATATGTATTCCGAAGAAGAATTGGGTATTAACCTTACACTATCTGCCGCATCTGGCTCAAAACACTATCATAACGCATATATAGGTGGGTATATAGACCACATCTTTAATGTATGTAAGAACGCTCTTAAAATGAGAGACCTGTTCGTATTGCAAGGTGGTGTGATAGATTTTACCGAAGAAGAATTGATATTTAGTTGTCTACATCACGATTTAGGAAAGTTAGGTATTAAAGGTGAATTACACTATTTACCAAATCAAGAAGAATGGTCTCAAAAGAAATACGGAACCCTATTTGTTCGTAATGAGAATATCCCATATATGACCTTAACCGATAGAACTTTCTTTTCATTGAACCACTACGGTATTCAGTATAATGAGAAAGAGTATTTTGCAATCAAACTTACTGATGGTATGTATGATGAAGATAATCAAAAGTATTTAGCAGGTCACGACTTAAAGAAACAATTAGTTTATAAGTTACAATTTATTATGCATTGGGCAGACCATATGTCGACAATCATTGAAAGACAAGATAACGTAATTTAATGACACATTTTCCGATTTGTAATAAAGTTAAGGTAGTTTTGTCATAACTTTGTAACAAAATAAGGGATGGTATAGTATTTGGACTATATGGAGTATTATTAACAAAAAAACATTTTATTATGATTTCTTATGATTTCAACGGATTATTCGATGAGTTTTTTCCAATCGAGCAACCAAAGACAAGAACAACGTATGTTCCAAACAAATTCGCAGTAGACATTAAAGAGGATTCTGCAACTCTAGCATTATCAGTATTAGGACACAATCCAGATGATATTGAAATTAATTGCTTTGAGGACAAAATTGAAATTAAAGCTAAAAAGACAAAAGAGGATAAAGAAAATCCTTTTAATCAATTAATTTCAGATATTGAAGAACGAATACAAGTAGGTAAAAACTTTGATGGAAAAAAATCAAAAGCTGAGATTAAAAATGGCATTCTCTTAATTACCATCGAAAGAAAAGAAGAGTCCAAACCAAAAAAATTAACCTTAAAAGTTGGTTAATTCAGTTATTTTTCGTATATTACAAAGGTAGGAGTTTAATCACTTCTACCTTTTTTTATACAAATAAATACTTATTACTATGATATACAACGAAAAAATACAAGGATTGTTAGAGGCTTTAGACGGAAAGTTAAGGATTTTACAAAACGGAATTACAGGTGCACAACAAATGTCACCATCCGAAGGCCATACAACATTGGAAGACGCTAGAAAAATAGTAGAGCGTATTTCCGAATTAACTAGAATCAATCGTTAAATGAATTGGCTTAAATATTTAGTCGGATTTTCTGCACTAATTATCGCCGGTTGTGCAGCATTCTTTTCAGTAACAGGATTGGGTGTTCTATTTAGTGGAGCATCAACGGCAGTAATGGTTATGGCAAGTTCATTAGAATTTGCTAAATTAGTTGCAGCAACTTATCTTAAACAAAAATGGGATGAGATTCAGGGATTTAATAAGTGGTATTTGGTATCAGCGGTTGTATTACTAATGTTAATTACATCTGCAGGTATCTTTGGTTATCTATCCAACGCCTTTCAGGCACAATCACTTAAACTACAACAGGTAGATAGGGAAATTATGGTACACTCTACTAAAATTGACCAAAATACTATCCAAATTACGCAACTATCAACACAAATTAGTGAGTTTAACAAAAATCAAGGTAAAATCATTGATGGTAGTAAGGTAAATTCTCGTCTTTTACGTTCAATAGACAATAGAGATAAAGAAATTGCTAAAATTAACAAAAAAATTAGTGATTTACAAGACCAGACTGCAAAAGAAAAGGAAAAAATCAATGAAATTAAGACTTCTAACATAGATTTGGAGAAAGAAGTAGGCGGTTTTAGGTTTGTAGCGGAAGCATTTGGTGTAGAATTGAAAAATGTAGTAAAATTCTTCATATTTTTGATTGTAATGGTATTTGACCCATTAGCAGTAGCATTAATTATCGCATTTAATGGTTTAATTGAAGATAAAAAGAAAAAACAAAAAAGACTTATAGGTGAAATTATAGAAAATGACGAAAAATTAGGTTTATATGATAATTTAGATGACTTAATGGAGGAAAACTACAAAAATTACCAAATTTACGGAGATAGTAGAAAATATTCTACAAAAGAGGATGAAAATAAAGTTATAGTGGAAAATATTCTTAACGAAAACAAAGAAAATGAGAATTCAATTGTTAGGATTCCTATTGACTTGGATGGTGATGGAACAATTGATGGTTATGATACGAACAATGATGGGATTATAGATGAGTGGTCTATTGAAGGTCACGCTGAAAGAGCATCTGGTAATAGAAATTTATTACCATACTACGCTAAAACCGATTTTGATTGGGATGACAAACCAAAATGGATAAATGACCAAAATGCAATTAATTATTGGTTAAAATACAAAAAGAAACAGGAAGACGATTTAATTAAAACTTATTAATTATTTGGTAGTTTAGAATAATTTTCGTATATTACAAATATGAAAAAATACGCATTATTTATAGGAAGGTGGCAAACGTGGCATAAAGGTCATGAGTGGTTAATAAATCAACAATTAGAGAAAGGAAAGAATTGTTGGGTAGCAATTAGAGATGTTCAAAAAGATGAGAACAACCCTAAATCAGCACAAGAGGTATTACAAGAATTACAAAAAGAACCATTTTTTACACAAAATTGGGATAAAATTTTATTATCAATAATTCCAGACATTGAAAGTGTAAACTATGGTAGAGGTGTAGGTTATGATGTAATCTATCACGAACCACCAAAAGAAATCGAACAAATTAGTGGAACTGCTATTAGAAAAAAATACATAGACTCCAATGGAGATGTGATTGTTTACAACATAGATAACGAAGATGTTAGTAGAGCGTAAAAGACACATTGCTAAAACCATCTCATATCGCATTTTAAGTACCTTAATTGGTTTCTTATTAATGTGGTTGATAAGTGGTTCAATTAAAGTTGGAGCAGCGTTTGGAGTAGCAGAATTGATTTATAAACCCATACAATACTATATTCACGAAAGAGTGTGGTATAAATGGATTAAATACGGATTAAAAAAATAAAATATGAAATTAATAGTTGACAAAGGTTCTAATGGATTAACAACAAAAGAGTTTACGGAGTATCTTAAAACTCCTATATTAAAGTCGGAAATAACTCAACAAGAAGCCGATGAGTTAAGGTTACAATTAAATGAAGCTTTGGAAAAGAATCCAGGATTAGGAATTTCGGCAACTCAAATAGGAATTAAAAAAAGAGCATGTTTAATTAAATTTGGTGATGAAGAATTATTCTTAGTAAATCCAATTATAACGGAAAAATCAAAAGAAGGATTTCTATTCTATGAGGGTTGTTTATCAATCCCTTCAACTTTAACAAAACCAATTAGAACCATACGTGCATCCAAAGTTATTGTACAAACTGATAATTTAGGTGAATTAACATTTGAAATTAATCCAGAAGGTGATAAAGCAAATGAATCGGTATCAAAGGAAACAATGATGACCGTTATAGTTCAGCATGAAATTGACCATTTAGACGGATTCACAATTAAAGATAGAGTTTATAATACACAAGTAGTTAAAAGACAAACTTATGGTAGAAATGAAAAGATTGTAATGAAATCAAAAGAAGGAGAATTAATTGAAGTTAAATTTAAAAATGCAAATAAATTCTTTTTAGAAGGATACGAAATAGTTTAATATGGAAATAATAATAATAATTTTAACTATATTTTTAGCAATTGCTGGATATAGTATATGGAATCTTCTAAATAAATTAGAAAAATACGAAGATACATACGAAGATACACAAAAATTTATACAAACAGAAATCGAAAGAAACGAAGCATTACTGGAAGCATTAAGACAAATTGATAATCGTCAAATGTTTGAGAAGGATGATGATGTAGGTTCTATATTTTATCAAATAAAAGAAACTATTCAAAAATTCAAACAAAGGTAATTATGCCAAGAAAAAAAAGGGGCCCCAATAGACAATACTTTACAAAGGATACAGAGGATGCTATTATAGAGTATAATCTAACAAATGACCAATATATAAAAGATAAACTATATAGAGAAAGAATTGCATCTGCATTTGACAAACTTGCAGAGATAGTTTATAATAAATGGAAGTTTACTTACTTTGACGATGACCCAAGAGATGTAATGTCGGAAGTTGTTGCATTTATGATTGAAAAAATTCATATGTACAAAGCGGGTAAAGGTAAAGCATTTAGTTATTTTACTATTGTTGCAAGGAATTATCTTATTTTAAATAATAATGCAAATTATAAAAGATATAAAGAAACCGATGTAATGTCTGGATTACCAGATTCATTTGATACTGAAAATAATTTTAGAGAGGAAGAAAGAAATGATGAACACAGAACATTTAATAAAAGAATGCTTGAATATTGGGATACACATTTAGAAAACTTTTTCCCAAAGAAAAGAGATTTACAAATTGCAGATTCAGTATTGGAATTATTTAGAAGAGCAGAACATATAGAAAATTTTAATAAAAAATCTTTATACCTTCTTATTAGAGAAATCACAGGCCACCCTACACATTATATTACCAAAGTTGTCAACAAGATGAAAGAAAAACAAATGGCACTTTATAATGAATTCGACAGAGAAGGTGATATAAAAATTTAAATATGGTACAATTAGGTTTATCAGCATTTTATCATGATTCTGCGGCAGCATTAGTTATAGATGGTAAAGTTATATGTGCAATTGAAGAGGAGAAACTATCCGGCGAAAAACATGATAGTTCTTTTCCGTTTAAAGTAATCCAATGGTGTTTAGAATACGCAAAAATAACAATTGATGAAGTTGATATGGTTTGTTGGTATGAAAATCCAAACGATAAATTCGAAAGAGTTAGAGAAACAATTGGTAAGTGGGGTGGTTTACGATTTCCAATGAAATGGAGACAATTCTTAAAAAGATGGAATGAAACGGAAGGTAATTTAAAAGGAATATTGAAATCAATTGGATATGATGGTATTATTACTTACACACACCACCATTTATCACATTTAGCACTCTCATATTATACATCACCATTTGATAGAGCAATTGGTTTGTCAATTGATGGAGTTGGAGAAAGGCATTCGGTATATGCCACAATGTGTGATGACAAAGGATTTCATAAAATACAAACACTACACTTTCCATATTCATTGGGATTAATATATTCGGCATTTACGGCATATTTAGGGTTTAAACCAAACGAAGGTGAGTATAAGGTTATGGGACTTGCACCATATGGTAATAATCAAAAATATAATAACATATTTGATAAAGTTGTTACTACTGGTGGTGAAACCGATATTGTAAAGATGGACATGTCTTACTTTACATGGCATACATCGGATAATGATATGTTTCACCAAAAACTCATTGATTTAATTGGATTTCCTCCACGATTTAAAGACGAACCAATCGAACAACATCATAAAGACTTAGCTGCATCATTACAACAATGGTATGAAGGTGCACTATATTTTATCATCAATAGAATTACAAATAGTTGGGAATCTGAAAACTTAGTATTAGGTGGTGGGTGTGCATATAATGGAACCGCCAATGGTAAGATAAAAACAGCTACATCAATTAAGAATGTATTCATACCATTTGCACCTTCGGATAGTGGTTCTGCAATTGGTGCATGTTTATATCAACATCATATTGTAATGGGTAATCCAAAAGTAAAAGGTGGTGATAATCAATCTCCATATTTGGGTGAGGAATGGAGTAACCCCGAATTACTTAAAATTATATTACAAAATCATAGAAAAAAAGTTGTAATGTTTGATACCGATGAAATGTTGTGTAAAGAAGTTGCAAGATTAATTAATGATGGTAATATTATAGGTTGGTTTCAAGGTAGAACCG